GTTTCAGTCAGTAAAACACAAGGATGATCGGCAATTTGCCCGGCAAAGTCACCGACAAAGTGAACAACAAAGTTGTTGTCACGCAAAATCTTGCCGATTTGATTTCGGTCAAACGTCCGGAAAAGTCTGGCACTCCTCGAGTCAAGCTTTAAAACGTCGCGTGCGAAACGAAATGCACAGTCAAAAGGCATGTTGTACACTCGGCGCTGATTTGCGACGTGCAGACATGTGGATGCGAAAAAGTCGTAATCCGTGAGCGAGACGAGACAACGAAGCGCAACATCAACATCTTCATTTGACCAGCCGTCATACATAGCTAGCAAAGCACAAGAGATAATGCGTTCATCAGAGTGCGACAAAGTCACGGAACGTGATACGAAAGATTGGTGCAATTCAGCAATAGTCACATTCGGATCTGCAAGTCTGGCAAAGTGACGGCAAAAAACGCGGATGGGGTCTGCAACAAAATGGTCTACCAACCAGAAACGACCCGCGTGATACGGCAAAGTATCAAATGCAACCTTGAACTTGACATTGCGCGCTAGACGTAAAGGCTCCGGGAGCAATTCGATGCGACAGTTCAAAAGAGCGTCGTCCCCCTTTTGTAAGTAGATGCACTTTGATAAATTGCGTTCACTATACCTTCCCAAAATTGAGAAGGCGGTCATAACGCAATTGGCAAGGAGAGTGAAAGGATCACCGGATGGTAAGGACCAAGCAATCTCACCGCGAAACAAGTGAGGCTCTTGAGACTTGACACCATACCTGGAACGCATGGCAACGTAGAGGCTGATCGTTTCATCGTCAACGCCGACCATAGAAAGGAACCAGGCAAAGCAAAGCACTTGGACCGCGTCGTGTGAACTATCTTGACGTGAAAGGTCGATCTGCGTGTTGCATTTCTCGAAGTCGGGTGCAAGCGAGCGCAACTTCCGCGCGAGTTCATTGTCGGAGTAGCCGATGTCGAAAACGACACCTTCACGAAGAATTTTACCGGCGCGCGCGAATGCAATC